TATCGAATGTGCCATATATATGAATGATTCTTATTATCGAGTATTAGGAAAAAATAAAAATAAAATTATTTCTTTTTCCCCAGGATATCACGGAGCGACTTATCTAGCTAGAGCTATGCGTAACGAAGTTTCATTCAATCGCTTTGTGGTGCTAACATCGCCTTATTTTTCACACGCTTTAAATCAATTAGAACAAGAAACTCGTTTATTAAAAAATATCAAAAATGCATTAGATAGAGATAATGAAATAGGAGCTTTAATTTTTGAAAGTATTCCGTGGAGTTCCGGATTTAGTCCCTGGACTTCAACTTTTTGGTCTAATCTAAGAAATTTGTGCGATCAATATGAAATAAATTTAATATTAGATGATGTGTTTGGAAGTGTAGGAAAAATTGGTCCGTATTTGGGTCAAGATCGATTTAATATTAAAGCAGATATTGTAGTGATTGGAAAAGCATTTACTGGCGGGTTTTCACCGTTAAGTTGCTGTATGACTACTGAAAAAATATTAACTGTAATAGAGGATAATCATTTTTATAATCATACGTGGCATCCTAATATGGCTGGTGTTGGAGCAGCATTAGCTGTATTAGATATTTTCGATGAAAAACAAGTTTATACAATTGAAAAACGTTTGATTTCATTAGGTGAAAGTCTTAGTAAAAAAGGACTTATATCTAATTATGTTTGCCAAGGATTAATCTTTGGTGCTGGTTATGTCAACAAACCTACTAATTTAGACAATTTTGTTAACAATGGACTTTCTTGCATAGTAGATATTACAAACTCTTTTGGTTGTGTCGCTCCAATTATTGCGGATGACGAATACTTTGAAGAACTAGAAAATCGTTTAAGTAAAGTTTTAAAATCTTAATAATTTAGATAAGGAGATAAAATGAGTCAATCAGATGTCGACGATGTAATTTTTAGAATGAAAAATCTTAAAGAATTTAAGATTAAAAGAACTATGGATGAAGGATTTGTTCTTAATGGCAAAATGCCTTATGATGTAAAACTTGACAAAAACAATGTATTAACAGTAAAATTAATGGCTGTAGATAAAGATGAAGCAGAACGCAGAGTAAGCGAATTTATTTCAGGAATGAACAATGATAATTAAATGGTTTAAGAAAAAATTTAGAGAATGGTGTACAGAGGCTTGGAATGCTGAACAAGATACAGGTAGACCGGAAAAAATTAGCGCAGGATCTTTAACCATTGAATCTCGTTCAATACATAGCGATCCTGTTTTAAATTTTACAATCTATAATGCAGTTGGAGGCAAAATTGTAGAATTTAGATATTACGATAAGAAAAATGATCGCAGTTCTACTCAAATGTATATCATTGGTAAGGATGACGACTTTGGAGAAAAAATAGCAAAGATTGCTACACTGGAGGTAATAAAACAATGAGTAAAATTAAAATTGCAGAATTATTTTATAGTATACAAGGAGAAGGACGCTTTATGGGTGTTCCTTCTATCTTCTTAAGAACATTTGGTTGTAACTTTACCTGTGCAGGTTTTGGTATGCAGCGTGGAGAGCGTAGCACTGCCAATGACGATGTTGCAGAAGTTGCTCATATGTTTAGTAAGTATGAAGAACTTCCTATTGTAGAGACTGGTTGCGATAGCTATGCTAGTTGGGATCCTCGTTTTAAAGATCTTAGTCCTGTTCTTACTGTAGATGCTATTGCAGATAGAATGATACAATTACTTCCTGATAATAAATGGAGAAGTGTACATCTAGTAATCACTGGAGGAGAACCTTTGTTAGGGTGGCAGAGAAGTTATCCTGATTTACTAAGTCACGAAAAGCTTAAAAAATTAAAAGACATCACATTTGAAACTAATGGCACTCAAGCAATTTCTAAAGATTTTAAAAAGTATTTAGAGAAATGGACACATAAACAGGGTTATCATAACTTAACCTTTAGTGTTAGTCCTAAATTAAGTGTAAGCGGAGAAAAAAGAGAAGATGCTATACGTCCTGAAATAGTTAAAGAATATGAAGATTTAGGACATACATATCTCAAATTTGTTGTGGCAACAGAAGATGATGTAAACGAAGCATTAGAAGTTATTGAAATTTATAAAAAAGAAGATTTTGGTGGACACATTTATTTAATGCCTGTTGGCGGTGTTGAATCAGTATATACGTTAAATAACAGACGTGTTGCAGAACTTGCAATGAAACACGGTTTAAGATACAGTGACAGATTGCAGGTTCCGCTATTCAAGAATGCGTGGGGAACTTAATGAAAGAATTTCTTAAAAAAATTACGGGTATTAAAAAAATCGAAGAAGAAAGAGCAGCAGCCGAAAAAGATCGAGAAGAAGCGATTGCTCGAGCAGCTGAAGCAAAAGCTAAAGAAGAGGAAGCTAAACGTCAAGAAGAATTGGCTAAAATGACTCCAAAAGAACGTGCTACTGCACTTGAAGAACCTTGGGTAGCTGTTCTTGACACCAAAGTAAATCCTGAAAATCCACGAAATGGCTTTTTTGAGCTTGACTGGAACGAGTATTTTATTGTACAATTACGACAAGCCGGATACGGTTTTGATGGTGATCCGGATGAGGAAATTGTAGATCGGTGGTTCCGTGATTTGGCACGTAATGTTTTGGCAGAGGAAGGACAAGATGTTACACGCGGTTCTGGTTATATTAATGTTATTCCTATTGAGAAAGGCCGATCAGAGGTCTCATGAATTTTGTCCTAGTTGATACCGCAAACACATTCTTTAGAGCACGACACGTTATTCGCGGAGATAGCGATATTAAACTTGGTATGGCTCTACATATCACTTTTCATAGTATAAGAAAAGCTTGGCAAGATTACAAAGCTGATCACGTAGTGTTCTGCCTCGAAGGTCGCTCGTGGCGTAAGGACTTCTATACACCATATAAAGCAAATAGAGCAGAAACTCGAGCAGCGATGACTGCTAAAGAACAAGAAGAAGATCAATTATTCTGGGAAACATTTGATCAATTTAAAAACTTTATTGTCGAAAAGACTAATTGTACTGTATTACACCATCCTGAATTAGAAGCAGATGATCTTATTGCAGGATTCATTCGTAATCATCCAGATGATAATCATATTATCATTAGCACTGACAGCGACTTTCATCAACTTATTGCTGAAAATGTAAGTCAGTATAATGGTGTAGCGGATACATTAACTACACACGAAGGAATTTTTGACAAAAAAGGCAAACGTATTATTGACAAAAAAACTAAAGAAGAAGTTCCTGCACCAAATCCTTCTTGGATTCTATTTGAGAAATGTATGCGTGGCGACACTACAGATAATGTATTCTCTGCTTATCCAGGAGTACGTACCAAAGGCTCTAAAAACAAAGTAGGCTTACAAGAAGCATTTGAAGATAGAGACAAAAAAGGATATTCTTGGAATAATCTAATGTTACAGCGTTGGACTGATCACACAGGTCAAGAGCATCGCGTAATAGATGATTACGAACGGAATCGTCGACTAATTGATTTGAATCATCAACCAGATCATATTAAACAAATTATAGACGAAACTATTAAAAAACAAACTAAAGATCCTAAAAATATTAGTCAGGTAGGCATACGACTAATGAAGTTCTGCCAACTGTATGATATGAAAAAAATTGTCGATAGCATACAAAGTTATGCAGAACCTTTTCAAGCGAGGTACACACATGAATATCAAAGCTAAACCTATTGTAGATGGAAAATTTTGGATAATTGAAGAAGACGGAGAAAAAATTGGAACTCTGCACAAAAAAGAAAATAACAAATTTATGTTAAGTTCGAAGAATGGTGAGAAATTTTTCAACAAAAAAGATGAATTAACTAAATTGTTCGGAAAAGATTTTTTCGAAACAAAAATTAAAACACAAGTTAGTCATACAGATGTAAGAGAAATATATGGATTTCCAACGAGTTGTTATCCGTATAATCCAATGTTCAATGTTCAAAAGAAACTTCCGTTGTTTACAAAAAGTGGTGCCAGTAAAAGTTTATACTGTGCTGGATATTACACTATTAAATTTGACAAAGGCTGGGTAAAAAGTTTTTGCCCTAAACTAATTACAATTGAGCGTTATGAACATCGAGGTCCTTTTAAAACTGAATTAGAAATGAAACAGGCACTGTCTAATGCAAAATCCAATTAATACTCAACCTATACAGCAGTTTATTCAGCAAGTCAAAGCAGCAGACTTAACTCAACAAAAAGAAATTAAACTTGATTTAAAAACTGCTAAAGCTTTGGCTTACTGTATTAGCGAAGTTAATGCAAGACTTTTAGAAAATTATGATGTAATATTACAAAGAGTATTGCAAAATACTGGAGAAAGTGTTAGCATCCAAATGGATGGTGGTGGATTTAAGTAAAATCTCTGATAAATATATACGTACATATCGGAGACGTATATATGAGCCGTCCAAAGCCAAAGGTATTATTAGAATACATTAACAAAAAAAATTATAAGAGCGAACAAGTATTGGAAGCGGAAGCCATTTGGGCTGTATTTTATAAGGGTGAACCGTTTAACTTGAAAAGTGCTAACAGCCTTACTAGTTATCCTGGACCAAAATATAAAAAAGTAAGTTTTAGTAACCCTGGCCACGCACACAATCTTGCTAAAAAATTAAACCAAATGTTTAATACAGAGGATTTCGAAGTAGTTAAATTAACATCCGGTGAAATAATTAAATGATTAGTAAAGAAATCTATACTAAAATTTTTTTAAAACAAAAAGATAAAAGTATAGACGCTGCCAATGTAAAGCTACATTTACACAAATGGTGGCAAAGTCATAGAAGCAAAGACGCAGGAGGTTTGCGTTTAACCGAAGAAGGCTTTAGCTTTTTAACAACAGAATTGGAATTGAAATGTTACGAAGTTCCATTTACTGAAGCAATTGATTTAAGCCCGCAAGTAATAATATTTTTTGATAGAAATATGGACTGCCCATACTTTCTTACTAATTCAGCAATAACTGTATTCTCCGAAAAGAAAAGTTTTGAACTTTATATGTTTTCGGACGACATACGCAAATATGGCTTAATAAAAGCCATGAATCGTCAAAATCAATCTAACCAAACAGACGAAGATAGCCAACAAAGTGTTTGACAGTGTAAAGCTTTTATCATATAATTAGAACACTTAAACAAGTACCAGAACAAATTTTTTTCAACTTAACGAAAGGTTAATAAATGAGCGAAATTATCTCGCGACAAGTAGGTCCTAAGGCTGCTAAGAAATCTCTGCGTCGTGCTTTTAAAGCCAATCGTCCTTTGTTTATTTGGGGTCCTCCAGGTATTGGTAAATCCGATATTGTTAAACAGCTAGGCGAA